GGGCCGGGACTTCGGGGAAGTGCTCTGGCCGAACTTCCTCACCCGGGAGTTCCTGGAGGGGCAGCGGCGGCTGGACCCGGAGGGCTTCCAGGCGCTCTATCAGGGCCGGCCGACGCCGCCGGAAGGCGCGTTCTTCAAGGCCGAGCATTTGAAGACCTACGGCCCCGGAGAACTGCCGGCGAACCTGGTCTACTACGCCGCAAGCGACCACGCCGTGTCCCTGGAGCAGAACCGGGACCGGACGTGCATGGGCGTGGTCGGCGTGGACGAAGACGACAACATCTGGGTACTGCCGGATCTGGTCTGGCGGCAGATGGACTCGGACGAGCAGGTGGATTCGATGCTCCACCTGATGCAGCGGTACTCGCCGCTGTTCTGGTGGGCCGAGCGCGGCCACATCAGTAAGTCTATCGGCCCGTTCCTCCACCGCCGGATGCAGGAGGAGCGGACCTACATCAACATCATCGAGAAGACCCCGGCCCGGGACAAGCAGACCCGCGCGCAGTCCATTCAGGCGCGGGCGGCGATGGGCAAGGTGTACTTCCCGCGCTTCGCGCACTGGTGGCAGGACGCGAAGGAGGAGCTGCTGCACTTTCCGCACGGCACCCACGACGACTTCGTGGACTTCCTGGCCTGGGCCGGAATCGGTCTGGACACGCAGACATCCGCCCAGCGGCCGGCGTCGCACCAGCCGAAGGCGCCGGAAACCGGCTCGATCCAGTGGATCCTCCAGACGGGCAAGCGGATTGAGCAGCGCAAGCAGAACACGGCGACAGCGAGGTATCTCCAGTGATGGAAGGTGACGAGCAGTTCACCCAGGCGGTGACGGAAGGCGCGAGTGGCAACCAGCGGACGGACGTGCGCCGGCAGGAGCCGGACACGGCCGAGGCCCGCGCACAGCTTGTCGAGCAGTGGTCCAAGCGCGTCAAGCAGGCCAAGGCGCACCACGAGCCCGCCTTCAAGCGGATGCGGAAGGACATGCAGTTCGCCCGTGGGTTGCAGTGGCTCGACCAGAAGTCGCCCGACGACGAGCGGTACGTCGCCAACCTGACGCTGCGCCACCTGCACAACAAGGTCGCCGCGCTCTACGCCAAGAACCCGAAGGCCCAGGCCAAGCGCCGCAAGCGCCTAGACTACGCGGTTTGGGACGGCGACCCGCAATCGCTGATGCAGGCCCAGCAAACCGTCGCTGAGGCCCAGCAGGTGGTGCAACAGACCGGCGACCCGATGGTCCTCCAGATGCCGCAGGTCCAGCAGGCCCAGCAGCTCATGGAGGACGTCCAGCGCGGCCACCAGCACCGGCAGATGATCGACCGGGTTGGCAAGACGCTGGAGGTCGTTTACGAGCATCAGCTTGAGCAACAGCAGCCGAAGTTCAAGGCGCAGATGAAGCAGCTTGTCCGGCGGGCATCCACCGCCGGGGTCGGCTACATCAAGCTCAACTACTTCCGCGAGCAGGAGCAGTCGCCGGAGCTGGCCGGCCGGATCAGCGACGTGCGGAACCAACTCGCCTTGGTCGAGCAGCGCATGGAAGACCTGGCTGATGACGAGCTGCACCCGCACCAGGCCGAGGCCGAGGAGCTGCGGGCCACGCTGGACGCGCTCCAGCAGCAGGAGGGGGTCTTCACCCGAGAAGGGCTGGACCTGGACTTCCCGAGCGCGACGGCCATCATCCCGGACGAGAACTGCAAGCAGCTCGACGGGTTCCTGGGCGCGCGGTGGGTCGCGCAGGAGTACCTGCTGACGCCGGAGCAGATCCAGCAGTATTACGAGGTCGATGTCTCGCACCAGTTCCGGCCCTACGAGCCCCCGTCCGAAAACAGCACCGAGGGCGCCCAGCCGGTGGACAGCGAGCCAGGCAGCACCGCCGGGGGCCGGGGCGAGGGCGCTGGCAGCGAGCAGGAGAAGAAGGTCTGCGTCTGGGAGGTGTTCGACCGCAACAGCGGGCTCGTCTACCACATCGCGGACGGCTACGGCGACTTTCTCCGCGAGCCGCACGCGCCCTACGTCAAGCTGGAGCGGTTTTTCCCGTTCTTCGTGCTCACCTTCAATGAGATCGAGGACGAACACACGCTGTTCCCGCCGTCCGACGTGGCCCTGATGCGGCCGATGCAGGAGGAGCACAACGTCTCCCGGCAGCGGCTGCGCGAGCACCGGGACGCCGTGCGCCCCAAGCACGTCGCTCCGCGGGGCAAGCTGACCAACGAGGACAAGGAGCGGCTGGCCTCTGGCGACGCGCACTCGGTCGTGGAGGTGGACGGCCTCCAGCCGGGCGAGAACATCGAGAACGTCATCCAGGCCGTGCCGCACGCGCCGATTGACCCGAATCTCTACGAGACCAACCAGTTCTTCGAGGACACCTTGAAGGCGGTCGGCACCCACGAGGCGCAGATGGGCGGCTCCTCCAAGTCCACCGCCACCGAGGCCAGCGTTGCCGAGTCCACCCGGCAGACTTCGATGGACTCCAACGTAGACGACCTGGACGAGTTCCTGTCCGAGCTGGCCCAGAACGCCGGCTACGTCCTGCTGACCGAAATGCCGCAGGACAAGGTGCAGGAGATTGCTGGTCCCGGGGCGGTCTGGCCCGAGGTCACGGCCGAGGAGATCGCCCGCGACCTGTGGCTGACGGTCCGCGCCGGCAGCTCCGGCAAGCCGAACCGCAGCCAGGAGATCCAGAACTTCGAGCGCCTGGCGCCGATCCTCATGCAGATCCCGGGCATCGACCCGCACTGGATGGCGAAGGAGGCGATTCAGCGGCTGGACGACCGCATGGACCTGGAGGAAGCCTACGTCGAGGGGCTGCCGTCGATCACGGCGCAGAACCACCAGGCCCAGCCGGACCAGGGTGAGCCGGGGGAGACGCAGAACGACCAGGCGGACCACGGCCGGGAGGGTGGCGCGGATCACTCCCCGGCACCGCCGGACAACGACGCGAACCAAGGCCCGAACCCGGCCGCGCAAGGGGCGCCACAGCGTCCGTCCCGGCCGGTGGCTTAGTGTGTCCGGGTTGTTGGGTTCCGCGGAGGAACGATTTGCAGACAGCATCGGACACGCCATACACTGACAGGCGTACAGCTATCGAGGGAGGGGCATAGATGCCACCCGAAGATCAAGAGGGCGTTTACGGGGCCGGCTCGCCCGCGGCCGAGGAAACGACTACTCACAGCGGCGTTGAAGCGGGGTCGCCTCCCGCTGATGGAGGGGACGTAACGTCGGATTCGTCCACCGGCAGCGACGGGGGGCAGCAGGAGCCCGAGTCCTACAAGGACGGTTTGCTCCAGGCTGCCACGGAGGCCGCAAAGGAAACCGGCTCTCAGGCCGAGGAGGACGCCGAGTCCGACTCTGACGGGCAGGCGGACACCGAAGCCGATTCCGACAAGGACCAGCAGCAGGAGGAGCAGGAGGAAGACGAGGACGGCAAGAAGCTCCCTCCCTTCCACAAGCATCCTCGCTGGCAGGAAATGGTCCGGGAGCGGAACCAGCTCCGAGAGCAGGTCGATGAGTTCAAGCAGGGCGCGGAGGAATACCGCAAGATCGAGTCCTTCATGCAGGAGAACGAGCTGTCGGCCCAGGAGGTTGCCCGGGCCATGCAGACAGTCGCTCTCATGCGGAACGACCCGAGCCGTGCCCGCGAGATCTTGGCCCAGGAGCTTGAAACGCTGGACCGGGCCGTCGGGGAGAAGCTGCCTGACGACCTGCAACGCGAGGTCGAGGACGGCTACATGACGGAGGAGCGAGCCAAGGAGCTTGCCCGCCTCCGTAATGAGCAGTCCCGCACCGCGCAGCAGGCCGAGCAGGAGCGTCGGCGGGCCCAGGAAGCCCAGCAGCAGGCGGAGCAACAGCGCCGCCAACAGGCCGGGCAGCAGGCTCTCCAACAGCAGCAGGAGGCCGTGCGGTCGTGGGAGCAAAGCATCAAGTCCCGCGACCCGGACTTCGAGCGCATCCAACCCCTCGTCTACAAGGAGCTTCGCTGGATGGTCCGTGAAGGTATGGACCAGGGCCGGGCTCCGCGGACACCGGACGAAGCCGTAAAGCTCGCCGAGCGTGCGTACAGCAACGTGAAGGAGCAGCTACGGCGGGTCCAGCCGCGGCAGCAGACCCAGCCCGGGCCGACCAGCAAAGCATCGGGAGGTTCCGCCGGTAGTGGCGCACAGCCGCAATCCATGCAAGACGCGGTGATCCGCGCTGCCGGACTTGGGTAAGAGGTAAGCAACGATGGGTGCTCTGTCCGAAGACGTCATCGAAAACATCGCCAACGCCGCCATCGACTTCCACATGGATCGCGGCCAGGTGCATAACCAGCATATCCAGGACAAGCCGCTCCTGGACGAGCTGCGGCGCCGGCAAAAGACGTTCCCTGGC